TCCATCCTACACTGACCCAATTTCCTAGAGGCGCTGTAAACCTGCGCGGTTGGCTCATCGTCTCCTAGCCAGCCATACAGCATAATCGAAGAGCTGAACCTCGATTTGCCACTTTTTCGCGCAGACCGAAACCTCGAGCAGCCGATGCTGGTTGAGTTGAGTGCTGGAGTTCCACAACCACCCGCGCACTTAAACAAATTGGGATATGAGTACTGGGATATCACCTGTAAGGAGTTATTGAATAACAACCTACTCGCTGGCGCAGACCTCGGTCTTGTGGCTGGTTATTGCAATGAGTTGGGATTATACAAAGCGGCCTGTGCAATGACAGAAAAGGAAGGCGTTGTAATTGTAAACAGGTTCGGCGATCAGGTTGTAAATCCGTGGTATGGCGTTCGGAGTGGTGCATTAAAGCAAGCCACTCAAATGGGGCAGCTCTTTGGAATCACGCCAAGCGCTAGGGCAAAAATTGAAACAGGCAACGTTAAGCCTGCCAGTAAACTAGAACTATTGAAAAAACAAAAATCCGCATAATATGGAAAAGAAAGTTAAAAAGGCCGTAAGTAAGGCCGCGTTTGAAACTGCTCACGTGAAGATGAAAGCCGAGCGCACCTATCGCGAGTATAGAGTGCAACCTTTTGGGCAGGGCTTTATTGTTGAATCCAATCAGGGCAGCGGCTGGAAATGCTGCGGCGGTGATGGGCTTTGGAATCACGAGCCTAGAATCTACAGAAATTTGCAACTTGCTGAGCAGGCGGTAAATTATTTTCTATCTCTGCGCCCTGAGTGAATTACCACGATTACGCTCTAGCTGTTACCTCTGGCGAGGTTGTGGCGTGTAAGCACGTGCAAAACGCTTGCGCTAGATATTTGCGCGATCGTGAGGGCTCGGAGTTTGTTTTTGATGAGGTGGCAGCGGAGCACGCTATTACCTTCATACAGGAACTGGAGCACACAACAGGCGAGCACGCGGGGCGTAACTTTATACTTGAGCCGTGGCAGGCTTTTATTGTTGCCAATATTTTCGGATTTATGCGCGATGGCTTTAGGCGCTTTACTCGGGCCTATGTTGAGGTACCGCGAAAAAATGGTAAATCGACGTTCAGCTCTGCGATTATGCTGTATGGCTTGCTAGTAGACGATGAGCCAGCCGCGCAGGTTTACAGCGCTGCTACAAAATTGGATCAGGCTATGATGGTATTTGGCGAATCCGTGCGGATGTGCCAGAATATCGGCTGGTTGAGCGAGGCGGTAACTGTCAACAATTCAGTCAACAATCGCCGTATCTTGTACGGGCAGAGTATTTACAGGCCGTTAGAGTGGAATCCAAACAAGCAGGACGGACTTAATAGCCATATGGCTGTAATTGATGAATACCACGCGCACCCTAACGACGAACTTTATAACGTAATCCGCAACTCAATGGGGGCGCGGAGGCAGCCGCTGCTGTTTACAATCACGACGGCAGGCTTTAATAAGGAGGCACCGTGCTACAAACACCGCCAATTCTGCGCGAAAGTGCTGGAGGGAGCAATTGTGGACGATTCGCTGTTTTCTGTGATCTATACGCTAGATGAAGGGGACGATTGGACAGATAGCAAAAACTGGAGAAAGGCTAACCCAAACTGGGGAATTTCTGTTTACCCGCGCCAATTAGAGCAAGCGCTCACTGAGGCAAAGGAATACGCGAGCAAAGAGGTGGAATTTAAGACGAAGCTGCTCAATGTTTGGACAGATACGGCGCTAACTTGGATAAATGACAGCGACTGGATGCAGTGCAGCGACGAGGGCGCAATGGTGGGCGAATGTTACGGCGGCCTCGATTTGGCAACCTCTGGGGATTTTTGCGCTTTTACTTTGTATTGGCCAGAGACCTGCGCAGTAAAAACGTGGTACTATTTGCCTGAAGAGACAGTAAAGCGCAGAAACGACGCAGCAGGGCAATCCATACGCCAATGGGTGGCCGATGGGCTTATAACAGCCACGGAGGGCAACGTAACAGATTACGCTTATATTAAAGCGCAGATTTGTAAACTGGCAATTGATCACGATATTAAAGAGATTGCTTTCGACCGCTTTAACTCTAGCCAGTTGGTAATTGAATTGCAAAACGAAGGGCTCGAAATGTTTAAATTTGGACAGGGCTTTGTTTCAATGTCTGCCCCCACGATGGAACTGGAGCGATTGGTAAAAGAGGGCAGGCTCAGACACGGGGGGAATCCTGTTACGCGTTGGCAAATGGGCAATATAATGCTGCGCACAGATCCAGCGGGTAATATTAAAATTGACAAAGCCAAGTCAGGGGATAAAGTGGACGGCCCTGTATCTTTGGTTATGGCTTTGGGCACCTGTATGCAGGAAGCCGCAAAAAATATAAATTCAGATTTTTGGTTTGTTCCGTTATGAAATCAGACGCTTGGCTAACTTTTACAGAGTGTTTTATGCAGGAGTATTACAAAGAGCTCCCGACCTCCGCAACCTACCGCGAGGCCTACGATAAAATCGAGGCTCGATACTTTGCAGTATTTGAGCGTAATAAGTTTAAAAATTATGAGGTGTTTCGCTCTACTTTATCGCGGTGGCTAGAAAAAAATCGCCCTTAATAGTTGTAAATGTTACGATATTCTAGTTTTATTTTCGCCCTATGCAGTTTAGTATTAAAAGGCTTTTAGGCTTGAACGGTGTACAAAAGCGCAGCAATTTGGCCGCGCCTACCGAATGGCTTATAAATTCCTTAAATAGTGTATTTGGCTACCAAACGCAGAGCGGTCAAGCAATCAATCCGCGCACTGCGCTATCTATTGCCTCAGTACACGCTTGCGTTAGAGTTATTTCTGACGGTATAGCAGGCCTACATTTGAAACTTTACAGAGAGACAGTAAGAGGCAAGGAGGTTGTATTAAATAATTACGCAACCGTAGCCCTTAACGAGCCCAACAGCTACCAAACCCGCTACGATTTTGAAATATTTATGGTGGGCGCATTGGTGTTGAGGGGCAATGCTTACGCTTTTATCAATCGCGACGCCAGATATCTGCCTGTAGAGTTGCACCCAATTAATCCCGACTACGTTACGCCAGTGCTCAGCGATGGGCAATTATTTTACAAGGTAAACGCTAAAGGATTTCCGCCAATGATTCCAGCAGCCAATATGCTGCATTACAAAGGAATGTGTTTAGACAATCCACTAGTAGGGGTTTCTCCTATTGTGTTGCACGCTGAGACATTGGGTATTGATTTAGCCGCGATTTCAGGCAATGCTGGAGTATACAAAAACGGCGTACTTAAGTTTTTGCTTACTGCAGAGGGACAGATAAAGCCAGAACAGGCAGCGCCGCTAAAGCAGTCGCTTGATGACGTAATAGATGGCGCGGCTCGCAGTGCTGTGCTGCCTAATGGCGTAAAAATGGAGCGTTTGAGTTTGAGCCCAGACGAGGCGAAATATCTAGAGACGCGTAAGTATGACGTTGAAGAGATTGCGCGTATTTTTGGCGTGCCCGCTTCTATGATCGGCGCAAACACAACCACCAAAACAAGCACAGAGCAGGAATATCAGGATTTTTACAGCCGTACCCTGATGAGCTACGCAATCAATATCGAAGAGGAAAAGCGCCGTAAATTGTTGACAGAAGTTGATAAAGTGGATATGTATTTTAAGTACAACTTTAACTCTTTGCTCAGGGCTTCTGCAAACGATCGCGCCGACTTTTACAATAAAGGTATCAGAGGCGGCTGGTTGAGCAGAAACGAGGCCAGAGATTTTGAGGATGCCAACGCTTTCGAGGGTGGCGATGAGTACCTAATTGAGAGCAATCTGGTGCCAGCCTCAAAAATTGATGCCTATATGGACGCCAAAATTAACCAATTGCTTGCAACTGCAGACAAAAACAACAATCCCGAGGGGACTAACAACCAAGAGAATATTTAAAATGAAACAAGAGCGCAGAACTTTTACAGGTACGGTAATAGCCCGCTCAGAGGGCGAAAATATGCCTAAAGAGATTGGAGGCATTGCCGCCGTAATTAATAGCGTTACGGATTTGGGCTATTTTGAGGAAGTAATCGAGCGCGGTGCGTTTGACAATGCTTTAAATAAAGAGTACGATATCCGCTGTCTATTTAACCACGAGGCCGAGCTTATTCTAGGGCGCACTAAAGCCAATACTTGCAACGTCTTTGTAAATGCTGACGGCAATCTTGAGTATACTTGGGTTCCAGATTACGAAAACCCTACACATATGAGCGTTGTTCGTTCAATTATGCGCGGAGATATCACCCAGAGCTCTTTTGCTTTTACAATTAAGGAGCAGAAGTGGAGCGAATCCACAAAATACGGATCAATGGGCAAGCGTACAATCACAATAATTGAGGATTTGTACGACGTTTCACCTGTTACCTATCCCGCATACGCCGACACGGAAGCCGACGCTCGCAGCATTGTTGCCTTACGTGATCAGGAGCGCGAAATCGAAGAGGCCAAAAGAAGCCAAGCCTCTGCCGATGTTATTAAATTGGCTTTATTGAGATACGAAAACCTTTAAAACAAAAACCAAAAAAATGAATAAAATTAAAGCATTGAAAGAAGAGCGTGGACGTTTGCTAGGCGAATTGTCTACCTTGCAAACTACTATCGAGCGCGAAGCCCGTAGTATGGCTGAAACCGAAACCAACCGCTTGAGCGAAATCGAGGCCCGTTTGGGCGCGATTAAGGCTGAGGTTGAAACTTTGGAGAAATTGCAAAACTTGGCATCTCAAGCCGCTGGCCACTCTGCTAGCCGTAGCGAGGAAAAGGAAAAGTCAGAAATGGCTAAATCTTACAGCTTCAAGCGTGCGATGGAAATGGCTATTTCTGGCCGTCGTGAAGGTATCGAGGGCGAATTTTCTGCAGTTGGTGGCAATGAGTTTCAGCGTTCAGGCGTAAGCGTAAGCGCTCACTCTATCAAAATCCCTTCTGAAGTATTTACTCGCGATATGACCGCAACAGGCGGAACCTCTGGCGATCAGGGTGGCGTAAACATCCAAACCTCTGTAGGTTCAATTATTGACGTTTTGTTACCCCGCACAGTATTGGCTGGTTTGGGCGTACAGCGTTTGTCTGGCTTGGTGGGTAACTTGGATTTGCCAACTGCTCAAACTGTACCTAGTGCAGGATGGAACACTGAAAACGGTACCGCTACTGAAAAAAGCCCTACATTTTCAAAAGTAACTTTCTCTCCTAAGAGATTGGCTGCTTACATCCAAGTTTCTAACCAGTTGATGCTGCAATCTAGCAACTCAATTGACGGATACGTGCGTAACTGGTTGTTGAATGCAATGGCTCAATCTTTGGAAGCTGCTGCTATCAAAGGAGGCGGATCTAACGAGCCAACAGGTATAATCGCAAACGCTAACGTAAACGTAGTTTACGCAGGTGGCGCAACTTCAAACGCAACCAACGCAAACGGAATCGCTCCAGTTTGGGCTGACGTTGTTAATTTGATGAAAGCCGTAGAAAATAGCAACGCTATGGGATACGCTTATTTGACTAACCCATTGGTAAAAGGGGCTTTGCAAAGCATCCCACGCCAAGCTTCAGGCGTTGAAGGTAACTTTATCTGGCCTTCAGGCGGTACTGAGTTGAACGGCTACCAAGTGGCTACCACAACCCTCGTGCCTTCTAACTTGAGCAAAGGTTCTAGCAGCTCATTGTCTGCTATGATTTACGGAGCCTTCAATATGATGGCCGTTGCGAACTGGGGCGGAATGGAGTTAGTGGTAGATCCTTTCAGTGGAGCAACCGCTGGCTTGACAAATGTCATCCTTAATTCTTATATGGATGTGAATTTGTTGCAGCCTAAAGCTTTTGCTGTCTGCAAAGATATCGTAGCTTAATAGCCTGCCCGCTCGGGGGCGTAAAAGTTCCGAGTGCTGAGGGTGGCCTTGACTGCGCCGCCCTCGGGCCATTATGAAAGTGAGATTTACTGCAAACCCAACAGGACGCTTTAACCTAAGTTATAACGTAGGCGAAGAGGTGATAATTGAAACTAAGCAAGCGATGCTTTTAATTGAGGCAGGCGTTGCGGTTGAGATTCCAGCGCTTACTAGTAGCAAGCCAAGCAAAAAAGGCAAGACAGTAAACCCAGAGACCGAACTCGACGCGGAATAAAATGTTTAAGGCTAGACAATACACGGCTTTTGCAAATGCAGCAACCGACTATATTAGTGTAGCGGATGCAAAGCAGCACCTTCGCGTAACTACTAGCGCAGACGATACCTATATTTCTGGCCTTATCTCTATGGCTTTAGAGGCCTGTGCTGGTTATTTGGGTTATTCGGTGCGTAAGGCAACGGCTCGCTATGGATTTGACTATTATACAGGCTTTCCTGCGCTTATTAATCCAATAAACGGGCTGAGTATACCCTCAGGCAATTATCTGCGCGTGAATAGCCGCGTATTGGCTGTAAATAATGTTTACTATGTTGACGGTAATAACGCAATCCAAACCTTTGCCGCTGCTGACTGGATAGTTTCACCTGATCCAATGAGCAACTTTACAAAAAATATCTTTATGAATGACGCGCCCACAAGCGTAACGGATGACGTAATAAAGTACATTGTTGAAGTAAGCGAGGGATTTAATCCAGTGGGCACGGCTAACGTTGCGCCAGATACTATTTTCCCTGCTGCAGTTAAGCACGCGGCGCTTTTGTTGATTGGGCAGTATTACGACAATAGGCAAGCCGTTACCGTGGGCGTAAATAACACCCCGCTAAACTTTGGATTTCATTACTTGTTGGACAACTATAAAATCCCTGTTATTATATGAACGCAGGGCTGATGGATGAGCCTGTAAGCATACAGCGCTACACAGAAACAACAGACAGCAACACAGGCGAGAAACTCCAAACTTGGAGCCAAATCTCTGCACCGTGGGCGCGAGTAGTTGAATTAGAAACTGGCAGCGAAGAGGTAAACGCAGACAGGAGAGAGAATAAGCAAACCGTCAATTTTACACTGCGATACGACAGTAATATAAAAGTATCGGATCGGGTAGTATGGAACTCTAACAAATACAACATTATTGCCATTGCTGATATAGAACGACGGATGTATATTAAATTGCATACGGAAATCAGCTATAAAAATGACTAAATTTAATCAACAGTTGCAGCAGGCTATCAGCGGGATAAAATCGCTGGGATTGCCTACGCAGATAGTTGGCGGAGTCATTGAAAAAAACAGCAAGGAGTTTATCAGTTTAGCGCAGAACAACGTGCAAGACGATACGGGTAATTTGGCCCGCTCTATTGGATTTATCGACAAAAATCCGCGCTTTAGATTTGCTGCTGTGCGCCTTATTGGTGCCCGAGTTTATGGAGGTTACAAAGGCTATCACGCCTACATTTATGAGCACGGAACCCAGCAGCGAGAATATAATGGCGCCAATCGTGGCAAAATGCCTGCACACAACCAAATGAGCAAGGCGTTTAATTCCTATAAAGATACATTTATTGCCAATACTGAGCGCGATTTAATTCGCATTGTAGCGGACAAGGCTCATAAGGCAGGCTTCACAGTGAAATAAAAAAAAATATATAAAATGGCAACTGCAAACGTAGTAAACGGAACCCTTATCGCAATCTATAAAGATGTGAGCGGGACATTGACAAAAATCGCAAACGCGACCTCTAACGACTTCGACGTAACTAAGGATATGATCGACGTAACAAACAAAGACAGCGCAGGCTGGAAGGAGTTTATTGTAGGCGAAGGCGGCTGGACTATGAACATCGACGGAATGTTTGAAGAGGACGGCGGCGTATCTTCTATTTCGTGGAAAGATATTTACACTGACCTCGCAGCTGGTACTGCTATTACTGCGGTAATGACTTCACAGGTGAGCGGAGATATCAAATTGAGCGGATCAGCTTTCTTTTCAAACTTGACCTTGAGCGCTCCAAATAACGACGTAACTACTTTTACAGCGTCTTTGCAAGGTACTGGCGCTTTGACTGTAAGCACTGTTACTCCATAATATGCAGCAAATAAAGATAGGGGGTGCTAGCCATCCCCTTTATTTTTCGATGTTGGCAATTGAGCAAGTTTTTGCCGACTTGCAGGTTGACGATTTCGCAAAGTTGGGCAGCGTTATAAACACCAAAACCGCGAGCAACTCCTTAAAATTTGGCAGGGCTTGCGCGTTTGCTGGTATTAAAGGCGGGTATCGCAAAATAGGCGAAAAGTGCCCCTTTGCTGACGTTGACGATTTGGCCGATGAAGTAAAAAGTTTTACAGAGTTGGAGCCTGCAATATTGGGATTTACTAAAGCGGTAGAGGAATTTTTCAAACCTGCCGAGGATGTAGCTCCAGTACAGGGAAAGTAACAGGCGGAAAGGCCGAGCCGTTGACCTTTGACCGCCTTAAGCAAATAGGTTACGGCGAGATGCTGATGGCAGAGGATGAATTTGCCGACTGCTCACCTTTTTACTTTCGCCTGAGATTGCACGGGATGCGCAAAGCCCAGACGCAACAATATCAAAACCAGTGGGAGGTAAGCCGTTGGATTGCTGCCACTATTATCGCGCCACACTTAAAGAAACCAATTGCACCGCAAAAGCTGATGAGGTTCCCGTGGGAAAAGCAAGCCGAAAGCGTGCAGGAAACAATTGAAAAGTATAAGCATATTTTTAACAAACTAACCCCACCCCCTCAAGCGTGAAAGCAGTAACCGCCCTCTATAATATCCTCAGCAGCAACTCAGCACTTACTGCAGTTGTAGGTAACAGGATTAACCCGCTACGGATTCCAGAAACTAGCGCCTTGCCTGCTATCGCTTACCAAGTTGTAAGCAATCGGGGCAATATGACAAAAAGCGGGCCAAGCCATTCGGATTTTACAAGGGTGCAGGTTATGATTGTGGCCACCACTTACGCCTCTGCGATTGCTGTAGGCGATTTGGTGCGCAATGCTATGGAGGTAACAACGCCCGCGACCTTTAACGGGGTTCCTGTGCAAGTTATTGAATATGACGGAGAGGTACACCTTGCAGATGATAATGCAGGATTTTCAGGGGTGTCTACTATTGGGATGGACTTTATTATAAACTATACTAGATAATGGCAGCGCACAGCAGTATAAATATCGCCCTCGGTGCAGACGTATCGGGGCTAAATAAAAACATAGCCAACGCCGCGCAGACGGTTGAAAAAGGCGCGCAAAGGATGCAAGACGCTAGCCAAAAGGCAGGCGAGGCAATTGCTAGCGCGTTGGGTAATATGTCGGTACGTGATGCCATTAAAGAGGTAAGCCAAGCGATAAACGACCAAAAACAAATCACGCTAGAATATCAAAAGCAACTCCAAAGCCTTCGCGATAAAAGCGCCGCAATGTCGGCCGCTGATATTAAAGGCCAGAGAGCACTACGCAAAGAGATGGATGCTGTGAAGGCTGCCATCGCTGGGCAAAAGTTGGGTATTGCGGATTTGGTAAACGAGAAAAAGGTACTGGATGCGGAACTGTCCAAAGAGATAGAACTTGAGAAACAACTGGCCAAAGCTACAACAGAGGCAAACAAGGCATCTAGAGAGCAGAAAACAGTTAACGGGGCAACTCGGGCAAGCCTTAACGGATTGGCTACTTCGTTTAGCTCTGTATCGTCTATTATGGCAATTGTCGCAGATGACAACGAGGAACTGCGCAAGGCTTTGATGGCAACAAACGCCGCCCTTAACTTTTCAGCCGCAGCTATGCAGGTGCGCGATTTGTCAAAAGAGTACGGCGGATTGGCAAACGCTGCCAAAGATGTAGGGCAATGGATCAAAGCGAACCCCTACCTAGTTGCCGCTGCCGCTATTGCTGCTATTGGCGTGGCTATTGCAATGGCCGAAACTGAGGCGCAGAAATTTGCACGGATTCAGGGCGAGGTAAATAAAGAGTTACGCAACGCAACACAGGACGCCCGCAGTAACGCAATCGAGTTGCAAACGTACCTCGATATAGTTAACGACACTACCCAGAGCGAAGAGAAAAGAAAGGGCGCACTTATGGCCCTTAAAGACGCAGGTATTGCTGTTGACGATTTAAATATAAAAACAGCCGCAGGTTTAAAGGAGTTAAATAGTCGCGTACTGGATAGTATAAATTTAAGCATCCAAAAGGCGATAGTTGACAAGGCAGCCGCTAAGATTGCCGAAATTGAACTTAAGCGAATCGAGGATATTAACGAGGCGCAGAAGTCGCAAAACGGACTGCTGAAAACTGTACTAGGCGCGCGGATTGCAAACGCAGCTGCCGCAGGTACTGAGGTGTATATTAACCAAAACGCAGCAACCGCAACGCAATTATATACAAACGCAATCAAAAACGCGGGCGATCAGGTTGCAATGTTGACACCTAAAGTTGACGCTGCAAACACCTCGCAAAAAAATTACAACACCTCACTAAAGCAAGGCGCCAAAGATGCCGAGAGCCTAGATAAGCAGATTGCAAAACTGCAGGCGGCTATTGACAAAACAGGCAGAACAAAAGGCACAGGGGACAATCAATTTATCCCGCTTGACCCAATTACTGAGGCTAAGACGGAAACCGAGCGAGCGCTTGACGATATTGCGGCCTCACAGCAGAAATTTAAACAAACTGGGCCTTTAACTTCTGAGGATATTTTTGGCGCCGACGAGATTGCACAGGACGCTCAAGTAGTTGCGACAACTATCGACGCCCTGCCTCCAAAGTTTGAGGCGATGGCTGACCGATCTAGCGAGGCGTTCCAAAAACAAAAAGCGGCGCAATATGCGGCGGCAATTGATACACAGGCTTGGGCAGACAAAACAGAGATAGCACTACAACAGGCAAACGCTGCCTTTGCTACTTTGCAAACTCAAGCGGCTGTGTCCTTTGGCCAGTTTCTCGGCGATTTGGCAAGCGGTGAAAAAGACGCGGGCAAAAACTTTGGTAAAAATATGCTAGGGGCAATTGCTGCCTTTATGGAGTCGCTCGGTAAGGCTTTGATTGCTACAGCAGTAGCGTCTGAGGCTTTTCAAAAATTAATACTTACAAATCCAGCAGGCGCAGCCGTTGCAGGTATTGCTTTGATAGCAGGCGCAGCCATCGTGCGCAACTCGTTAAAAGAGGGGCCAGAGGTTACGGCTTTTGCTGACGGTGGTATTGTTTCAGGGCCTACGCTCGGACTTATGGGGGAATACCCAAACGCCCGTAATAACCCCGAGGTAATTGCGCCACTTGATAAATTGCAGGGAATGCTTAACACTGGAGCAGATAGCGGATTTGTGGCATCTACAACAATCTCAGGCAGAGATTTGGCGATTGTGTTGGAGCGTTACAATAAAGACAGTAAAAGAGGGTAAATTCGCAATATGGCACGCAAATACTACGGCTCTTTTTATTCGATCACGGGGAAACTTCACAGGGTAGAGATTTGGGACGGGCCTAGCGGTACCACTCCAGAGATACAGGCAAGGCTTTACGCCGCCCGAGTGCAAGCCGCAGGGGGATATCAAGAGGGCGCAGGGTGTTTGCTGGAGAAATTGCAAGGCCTAAATAGCTCTATTGAGTTGACGCTTGGAGGCGTTGGCTACGAAATTGAGAGAGAGGGCGAAGGCGATACTTTTTATCAAAATGCAATCCGCCCCTCACGCAGTACAAGCTATTGGGTTATTCCGCTCGATACAATTTTGGGCGAGTTCAAGGCCATTGCCACAAATACTGAGCAATACTGGGCTGTATTAATTTATCAAGATGACGCCCTAGTACACGTTGGCAGAGTGCTGGCGGATCAGATGACTTTTTTGCGCGAGGCTATACAGGCCAAGCCAATCATTTCGCTTGCTGCCGTGGATGGACTAGAACTGCTGAGCGGCTACAAAGTTCAAGCCAGTTGGTTTACAGATGGCAAAATAACTGTAGCGCAATTATTCCGTAAGTGCTTGGATGAGTTGGCGCTTAAAAATTACTGGGTTGTAAACGCAACAAATAGCGACTATTTACGCGACGCTGTAGCTCCTTTTTCTACAGATGCAGCGCGTAAGGGTATCGACTTGCTACAGGTTGACCTCAACACTTTTGTAAGCGATTACGACCAATTTAAGGATATTAAAGCAACCGACGTCGACGCGTTCCAATACGCCGACAACAATATGCTAGATTGCAAGGCTGCACTTGAGCAGATTTGTGATATTTTGCAGGCTCGTTTTTTGTTGGAATCTGGGCAGTATTGGCTCGTTTCTGCTGCCGAGTATTTAGATACTACTGTTTCGTATCGGCAGTTTAGTTATACGCTGCAATACATTGGGACGGGCTCGTATTTGCACACGGTACAGCTTGGCACCGATGCACGCCCGCAATGGCTTGCTAAGCCTTCGCTCAGTTACCAGCCTGCTGCCAAATATGTGCAAGTTGATACGGAGCGGATGTTAGGGACGGGAGTTTATCGGACATATCAGAACAAATCCGACGCGCTTCTAAACAAAGCTTTCACACAAATACCCACAGGCACAAACCCCGATGAGGCGCCGCTGCGCATTAGGTTTGCTATTAAATTCCAGCGCTTTATTTTTACAACCTCGCCAACAGGGCCAGAGGACGAGAGTATTGTGGCGATTAAAATTTGGCTTACAGATTCCAGCGGTAACAAAAAAATCCTAGACAATACCAATTTTTACTGGGTTACTGGCACCGTTGTCCCTGCGCGATACGAGAAAATTAAAACGGATCTACAGAGCACAACGTGGACTAGTTTTGTATTTGACAAACAAGTAAGCACGGCGCCTGCAGGATTTGACACCCTTAACGTTGAAGTCACACAGGTAGCAGCTACAAAAACAACGTACAACATTTTTGGCAATGCAAACGGCTACAATTCTACAATTAAAGAATTTTGGGGCAGCATACAGGTTGCGTTTGGGGACGCTTCGCCTTATCAAAACCCTGATTTTACTTTTAACGTAACCGAAACCTACACGCCAGACAGTGCAAACGCCGTAAACTCTACGCCGATAATTTTACAGCCTAAATATTACTACAGCTCGAGCAAATACGCTATAGGGAATATTGACGCTTATAACTCTAGTAACCAGTGGGTAATAGCGGACGATTGGCGTGGCGGATGGGATAGCACAACGCACGGCTCACCTACAGAAATGCTAGGGCAGGGCGTAGCAGGATTGTATAAGGATTTTGTGCCTACAATTCAAGGCACTTGGGTAGATGCTGGCACGCTTACAGCAATCAAATCGCTTTATTTTGATACTTACAAATGGCTATTTAACGGGGCGGTGTACAGCGCACGCTCTGAGCAGTGGGCAGGCGAGTGGTTGGGGCTTATACCAGTTTACACAGGGCTCACTTCATCAGGCGAAGGGCTGAAGGTTGGCACAGGTTTAAAGGATCGCGTTAATTACCACGAGGAACAAATCGGGCGTCTAAACGACTCAGTACAACGCACGCCTGCGCTAGTATTGGATTACTTAGTAAACGAGGCAGAAGGGGCGCCGTTGACTGTCCCAACTGTAAACACAAGATACGAGGTAATGGTGCACTACAATGAGCCAGACGAGCAAATGGTTTGGCACCTGCAGGAACATAACGCCTCAATTACCTATACAGCAGGGACGCATACTATTACCAACGGATACGAGCTAATTATTTGCGATTCAACCGACGGCAACGTAACTATAAATTTACCCAACGCGACCGAGAGCAAGGGCAAAAAATACTATTTCAAAAATCTCGTATCGGCCCACGTTACAACAATAAACGGGAACGGCTACAATATTGACGCGGCTGCTACTTATGTGCTAGGCACCTCTTACGCATCGGCTACAGTGATCAGCAACGGCGTGCAGTGGTATTTGGTGTAATTTAGTTGCAAATGTTACGCAATTGCGTTGCTATTTTTGAGGTATGGCACAAGCAAGCGCAGACATTATAGCAGGCTCGCAGGGTTTTAAATACCACGCAGCTGCGACAGTTACCTCAGTTAGTTATGACGCAGTTGTACCTACCGAGGACACTGTATTTACTTCATTTACCGTAACCCAAGAAAACGGCACGGCTACCAATGTATTGAGCGCCCGCGGAATGAGCGGCGTGACTTTCCAGCAAGGTGCATATTTGCCAGCAGGAAAGGGCAATAAAATTACTGGCTTCGTTATTAGTTCTGGTTCTGTAATCGGTTACTAAAATGCTAGTAAGTCAAAACCTCGGACTTGGCACGCGGGGCACGGCATACAAAGGGCAGGGCTGGGCTCTGGTTAAGTTGTATAAGTCGCGTGTTACTGCTGACGGCGGTTATTACGAGGGCATTGGGTGCCTACTTAGAAAACTTAACAACTTATAAAAATGAGCGATTTATTAAATAAGGCGAGTCTGGTAGTTATACCTTCTGGCTATAAAGAGGACACCGTTTACAGTGTTGTGCCGTCTGATGGTTCGGGCGATTTGTCCTTCACCCGTGCATCTAACGGAACGCGAGTAAATTCGGCGGGATTGGTTGAGGTGGTGGCTTGGAATTTGGCGGAGTATAGCGAGGATTTTGCACAAGCCGCGCCAATTTGGAATAAATACCAAGCGACAATAACAAGCAATACCACAACTGCACCCAATGGAACATTAACCGCAGACACAATTACTGATAATTCCACCAATGATGTTCATATTGCATACCAAGATAGGGCGGGAATTGTTGCGGGTACATATACAATTTCAGTATATGCCAAAGCCAGTACATTAAGCCATATTAATTTGCAATGGTTTGATGGTACTACATTTTATACAAGCAATGCTTTTAATTTGTCAAACGGAACAACAACGGGTGCGAATCAAAGCATTGAGAATGTGGGCAATGGATGGTATCGTTGTATTTTTACAATTACTACAACCGTAAGCGGTACACAATACCCTTATGTCATGACTAATAATGGCACATCCAATGTCTATGTAGGAACGGGACAAAGTGTATTTATTTGGGGTTATCAAGTAAACATCGGCTCAACCGCCAAGCCCTATTTCCCCACAACCGATAGATTAAATGTTCCACGCCTAACATACCAAAATGGCGGGGGCGGGTGTCCAAGTTTGTTGTTGGAGAAGCAGAGTACGAATTTAATTACCTATTCGGAGCAGTTCGACAACGCGGCGTGGAGTAAAATCGACAATGGGGCTGCAACTACGCCCGTGGTAACCGCAAATTATACCACATCACCCGACGGCACACAAAATGCGGACCGCGTACAATTTGCAAGAACGGGGACGGCCGATTCGGTCTATTCATTATTAATTTCAAACACTTGCAATACAAGTGCAACAAGCACTTATACAATGTATGTAAAAAGTTTGACATCTTCAACTCAAAATGTTCTAGTTTATTGGGGCGGCGGTACAGGTCAAGTATTTCAAGTTACAACAGAATGGACGCGAATAACTTTAAGTAATCTACCATCAGCAAGTCAGCAAATGGTAATTGGAACTCGTGGAGGTACGGGCAATTATTATAATGGCGGCGATTTGTCTATTGACATCGCAGTTTGGGGCGCACAATTAGAGCAAAGCAGTTACCCCACATCCTACATCCCAACAACATCATCAAGTGCCACAAGGGTGGCGGATGTTGTACAAAAAACGGGTATTAGTAGTTTGATTGGGCAGACGGAAGGGGTGATTTATTGGGAAGGAATTATACCCGTGCGAAATGAATCGGGGATTTCATCAAATAGCACAAGCATTCTCAATAGCGCAAGAAATGTAAATGTAAATAGTGGGTTTTCTATTCAATACATTGAATCAACAAGCAGCATAAACGCTCTTTTGTTTGTTGGTGATGGCACATATACTCCTAAAATTTCACTCGCCGCATCAAGTATCACAATAGGTACTCATGTAAAAGTGGCTTTTGCATATAAAAGCGGGGATTCAGCATTGTATGTAAATGGTAATTTGTCACAATCTTCAAATACTACTTTTACCTCATCAACATCAATAAGCGAATTATGGTTTAATGATTTGAATGTTTATTTCGGCTATCCTTCATCAGGAACAATTAAGGAAGCCATCCTATTCCCTACCCGCCTAACCAACGCCGAATTGGCATCACTAACCACAATTTAACACAATGAAAAGTTTCCATAAATTTGAATTTTTACCCGCAGATTGGGAGAAATTAAAAAAAGACATACAACAAACCACAACCACCCCAAGCGGGGAAACCATTACAACTTGGAAAGATTGCGCAGTTGTTGAAATTGGGTTTATTTGTTTAGAATGGGGGCAAGTGGATGACAAACCCGTATGCACAAAGCAAAGTGACAAATGGGCGGTAGACATTCTGTTTTATTCAGAACCCCCCGCAAGTTTTGCCCCGTTTGAGGTGTTCCCAAATCCGTGTGGGGTGCATACTTTCAGCGGGGATGACAGCCTTTATTTAAAAACTTTCTGCGCGAAGTATCCAGACTCTGAGTACTGCAAACTACCAGAACCTTTAATAACAAATGAAGCACTTTAATAATGACACGCTTGCACACTTGGGCGCAACAGTTAGCGGCTCGGCTGCGGTTATTCAATTCGCAGTTACTTGGCAGCCTGTTTTCGCGCTTTGTTTGGCCTTTGTTGGTATTGTTTCGGGCTTGTTTGCAATTGCTTACTATATTAAAAGGTTACGCAAATGACAGTAAAAAAAGCAGCAGGCGCGACTAACCCCCTGCCCATTTCGTTTGATCAGTTTAGAAAAAACCCAGTCGCAGGGGTTGCCTTTCTAGCACTTGTTGGAATTTCTTATATGTACTACGACGCCAAAAGTTCACAGGCAGCCGACAAAGCTGCGGCGATGGCTAGAATTGAGAAACTGGAGGCAAAGGTTGAAAAACTTACCAATACGGTGCGCACTTTAGATAGTGCTTTAGCCTCAACCTCCACAGAATTGCGCATAATTAACACAGTCAAAAAATTATGAGGTACTTAGTTGTATTGTTTTTGTTGTTTATTTTGGCCGTGGAGGTGGCTTTCCCTGTTGGGGCGGCTACAACTCCAGAGATAGATAAAATCGAGGCTTTGCTGCAGCGTATTGAGGCAAACCTTAAGCAAGCCAGCGCGGTAATCAGCACAGCCAAAAAGACAAGCGCCAAACTAGTTGAGGCAAAGGTTGCAGAAAAGGCAGAGCTAAAGGAGGCGGTTATAGTTGCCGAGGCTAAGGTTGAGCAGCTTGAAACTGTACAAGAGGTTTATCTGGCTAAGATGGTCGAGGCTGGAGTTGATACAGTTATATTCGACGCAGGGCCAACTTTTAAAGGCGCTATCTATGACGCTTTTCTGCAATACCAAAAGGATGGAGGCGCAGAGGATTTTGAATATTTTAGGCTTTATATTTACAAATAATGGCAAAGGCAAAAAGCACAGCGTCGGCAATTAAGTGGGCACCTAAGCCCAAGCGTAAAAATAAAGGCGTACACAGCAAAAATAATAAACCCGCAAAAAGATACAGGGGACAAGGCAGATGAAAAAACTTTTAGAAATATTTAAGGGCGACAATGGGCAACTAAGCAGCAAGCGCTTTGTCGGTATTATTGGGGCGTTTGTCCTGTTTGGAACAATGGCGCACAATTCTATGAGCCCGCAGGAGATTGCACCCAGTGCGGAGCTAGTTGCAGCTGTTGAGTGGGTTACAATTTTAACGCTCGGCTTTACCTCAGTAGACAAATTTAGCGGCAAGGCAAAGGATGAGTAAGGCCAGCTTAACCGTCCTGCTTTTTGTGCTGCTCTTTGTGGGCGGCATTATGTACGTGGAGTATGCAGTACCCAAAGCCGAGAAAGTGGTGCACGGGCCTGCTGTGCGCGTTGTAGCAAAAGAGTTGGACACGCTCTATCAGATTCGGCTCAAATACAAAACGCTTCACGATATCGATACCCAATTAATAACTAAATATGACACGCTTTATTTATCTTTTACTGGTGATACTAGTTGCGGCACCACGTTGCGCCTCATCGCAATGCACCGACAGCTCGATAGTAGCGGCAAGTAATTACTACCTGATCAAGGGCGCAGAGGCGCGTGAGCAGTTGGCGCTTTGTCGGGAATATCGCAAAGTTGATGCAGAAGTAATCCAGCAGCAGGATAAGATACAGGCTAAACTGTTGGATGAGCTACAAAAACGGGACGACAAATATAAACGCCTGCGCTCTACAACTTACGCAATCGCTGCCTTATTTTTATTATCTTTAATCTTATGAATATACAGGTATTGCGCGCTACTATGGCCGCCAAAAAATACGCCTTTTTTGAGGCAGGTGAGTATAATCTCAATATTGTTGGAATCCGCAACTCCAGCACTGGCAACAAAGTAACCAACGCCTTCGACGATAAGCTAGTAGTTGCGTATAAAATCGGGGATAGTTGGGTAGTTAAAGAGTGGCCAATTACAACAGACAACGGCGGCGGAACTGCGCGACTAGTGCCAAATCAGTACAGAGGTAGCCACGCTATCGGATTGCATCAGGGCAAGTACGAAGCGCTCAAACAATGCGCACCTGTAACAGTGTACCGCGATTTTACTAAGGATGGAATTTATCAGACCGATAAGACAGAAACGGGCGTTTTTGGTATCAACATCCATAAGGCGGGCGTTGATAGCGTACGAGTTGACGACTGGAGCCACGGCTGCCAAGTGTTCAAGCGCGTTGCAGATTTTAACGAGTTTATGTTACTCGCAAAAAAAGCGGCCTCCATTCACAGAAACCGCTTTACTTATACTTTGCTAGAAAGTAAGGATTTAGTCCAAGCCCTCGGCTGAGATTTTTGCATTGATGTGATCCACAACCTCAGCCTGTTGAGTTGTTATGTCTATAACCTCCTCGGCGCTGTGCATCCCCATTGTAATCTCTGGAGCGTATAGGCGGCCAAAAAAAGCGGCTGCTCTGTATCTCATCATTAGTTCTGGCATTGTTTGCCACTTGCTGCCTGCTTTATTAAGCCAGCCCTCTGCCTTTGCCATCTCCATAGTAACAACAGGGCCCTCAATTGGCTCGCCTGTGGCTTTTTCTGTAGCTACTGCCTTGATGCCTTTATTTAGGTCGCCAACAAAGCGCAAAGCAGTGAACTTGCCAGAGCCGTTGATTGCAGCAATTACGAAAGTGCTCGACCAGCTCGGCCGTCCGTGAATGATGTGCAAATTTTGCATAACCATAAGCGGAGAGGCGCCGATGCGATTGGCAATCTCTAGCGCTACTAAGGTATTTGCTACGTTGCCTTTGTATTGGGCAGGTACTAGGTCGGAAGCGCTCAGGGCTTTGGCTTGGCGTTGCGCTGTTTCAAAGCTGCTCAGTGGCGCAGGGGTTTCGGTAATTTTTGTTATTTCTGTCATCTTATAGGTTGATTTTTGTAATTATCTCACTGTAGCCGTGCCAGATACCCGTCTGTTTGCTCTGCTTATAAGTAAGCAAATTTTCTCTATAGCGTTGGCGAGCGTTGGCCAAATCCTCAGCGCCAATAAAGTAAACAGCACACAGATACGGAGCTGTTTTTTCTACTGCGATAAACATAAAGCCACTGCAGGGGTTGCCTGTACTAATTTCGTAACCGTCAGAATAAAACGCAGCTTGAACGTCGTAGCGGTATTTTTTTACGGAATGAGCAAAACCGCGAGGGCTGGCGTCCTCTGTTGTTTTGAGGTCAACAATTATACCGCCGTCAGTAATCCAGTCGGGCTTGGCTTTACAATCTACCTCAATTTGTGGGTCAGTCCAAAAAATCGGATCCTCTGCAATACCCTGCTTAAGTAGGTAGGCGGCAGGTTTGTGCTTATGGACTGAGGCCATTATGCGCTCGCACAAGGTTGCGGTTTCGGCATCTATTACAATGCGCTCGCCAGCGTCTGCAGTAAAAGCGTCGTAAATTTCCTTTCCTGCTTTGGTGCGCCTGTCAACGCGTGGGGCAATTGCGTAGCGTTTGCCAAATTCGGAAGGCTCCAAAACTGCGCAGTGAACTGCCGAGCCTATGATAAGGGCGGGCGTTTCTTTTTGCGGTTCGGCTGTTGGGTTTAGATAGCGCTCGTAATAAAGTGCAGGAGCGCGGTTAATTAAGTCCAGCCCGCTTTTTGAGATGCGGGTTGTGTCGGTGTGGTACGTCATAAGGTTGCAAAAATAAACAAAATGTAATAAATTTGCACCAAATGGATAAAAATATTGTAACCGAGTTAAAAATACAGGCAATTCAAAAGGGCGTGAACTTGACAAAACTTTGCGCTATGGCAGGCGTAAATAGGTGCGTATTGAGCAACTGGGCGCGAAAGGAACCTAAGACACTAGAAACCCTGCGCAAATTGCAGGCAAAACTCGCGGAACTTTAGCCTATATTTGCCCTCGTTAGTGTGGTGCTAACTGCCTCGGGTTTCGGCTCGGGGCATTTTTTTTATAATTTATTTGCTTTTGTGGAAAACACCTTTATATTTGCATCCATAAACACCACACTATGAGTTTAGATATTATTTATTTAATCATTGCAACGCCTATCACCATTGCGGTGATGTACGGCAGCTACTTAGTGCGCAAAGCAATTGCCAAGCGCAGAAATCAACCAGAAACGCCTGAGGCAACTCCTTACCAGTTCGAGCGCGATCAGTACGTGCCAGAGTTCAATGAGTTTACTCAGATGCTTTACCAACGCAGAATGTATAAAGGGAGGGGCGACAAATGAGAACGCTCGAGGTAATTAAGTTGCTGGCTATTGTGCTCGGCATCCCCTACGCTGCTTTTGTATTTGTATCGTTACAGTGGAATCCTATCACTTGGCCCACAGATGCGCGTTTTTGTTTCGTATTGCTCGCGTTGGTATTCTACGCTTACACGCTTATCACTAAACTAAAGAAATGATACTATTTAGCACACTTGCCACACTCGCAGCCGTTGCGCTGGGGTTGGCACTAAACGCCTCGCGTGCACAGGTGCGCGGATTGGCAAAGGAACTAAACAAAAAAGCAAATCTTTGCTACAAGTACGAAACGCAGCTACTCGATTACAGGGCAGAGGTTGCAGCTGAAAAAGACAAAGCAAAAACGTGGGAACATCGCGGGCTGATTGCCGAGCGTGATTTGCGCGCCTCTTTGGATCAGTTGTTTATTTACACCGAAAAAGCGGCTAAAGAAAGGGAGCAAAACAGAATCAACAAACAAAAAAGCAGAGCCAGAAAAAAGGAGGCGGCAAAAAATGTATAGTAAAACGCCATCCAAAGCGTATGCGGTTGCCATCCTGCGCGAAGATTTGGGGCTGACTTGGGACGAGGTAGCCGAGCGAATGGATTGCAGCCCGTCAACTGGGCGCTATTTGTACAATCAATTGCTTAAAAAGGAACAGAAAGGCAAAACGATACTTAACTTATGGATGAAGTAAAAGAAACTCTAACGCTCTGCGCTATGGTCTACCCGTGGGCGCAGAGTATTGAAAACCCAAAATACAGGCAGCAGTTTATTGAGTGGTTGCAGTTTTTGGAGTGGGTAGAAATGATGCGATACTCAGATATCGAAAATGGGATTTTAACAGGTGAAAAAACAAATAGGAATGAGTTTAGATTATATAAGCAAATACGCCAGAGCCAGACGGGAGTATAAGGAGTTAGAACTTCGATTTTTTACAATGTCTGCAAAATACGAGAAAACAATTGCACGATTAAAAAATGAGTTACTAAACCCACAAATCAGATTCACGTCTAAGATGGACGATTTTGCTAAGGTTATGCAAAGCGTCTGCCTAACGTGCGACGTAACACCTGCGCAGATTATGGGCACCAGCAGGCTCGGCGATATTAAAGACGCCCGTCATTTATTGGTGTACATTTTACGCGCTCATTATGGGCTCAGATACTCAGAGATAGGGCGCAGGTTGGGACGTGATCACTCGACGGCAATAAACAGCTTTAACGTCTGCAGGGATTACTTAGAATATAACAGAGAATTTAAAAAGGTTTATAACACAGTTAAGGAGCTGCTCGGGATATGCAACTAAGGCCATACCAAGAGCAGGCGGTGGACGAGATCCGCGCAGCTTTTAAAGAAACTAAGCGCGTAGTTTTGTGTTTGCCCACTGGAGCAGGTAAAACGGTTGTATTTTCGGAGATCGTGCGCAGGGTGTTGGAGAAAGGCAACAAGGTGGCAATTGTAACGCATAGGCGAGAATTGCTAAGCCAAGCGGGTAAACTGAACCGCTGCGATATTTTGATGGTTGAAACGCTAAATAACCAAATTAAGCGCGGGGCTGTGAACTTGGCCGATTATGATTTGCTGGTAATTGACGAGGCGCATATTGGCAATTTTAGCAAAGTGTTGGAGGGCTTCGAGGGCTTTGTAATTGGCGCAACTGCTACACCTGTAAGTAAGCCACCAATGGCTCAGCGTTACGGGCGTTTGGTTGATAGCGTTGGGATTGCGGACTTAATCGCTCAGGGCTATTTGTGCACGCCAAAAACTTACGCAATGCACCCAGTCGACACGTCAAAACTTGCCAGTAGGATGGGCGAATTTACAGCGCAGAGTTTGAACGACGCATTTAACAAACCTAAAGTATACGAGGGCGTTGTGGATCAGTTTTGCAGTAAGTGGGCAGATAAAAAGGCTATTGTATTTTGTGTAAATATTGAGGCGACCCAACGCACTGCGGAGGAATTTGCTCTAAAGTTGGGCGAGGGTCGTGTTTACGCTGTGCACTCAAAGCAAAGCGCACACGAACGGGCCGACTTGATAGACGAATTTATTGCCAGCAAAAGCGGGATTTTGGTAAATTGCGGAATTGCCACCACTGGCTTTGATTGCCCTGATATTGAGGTGGTGGTTGTTAACCGTGCGACGCAATCCGTTGCGCTATGGTTGCAAATGGTTGGACGCGGGTCAAGGCCGAGCGCAGGGAAGTCGGAGTTTACAATACTGGACTTTGGAGAGAATGTGCACCGCTTGGGATTTTGGCAAGAGCCGAGGGATTGGAGCAAAGCGTTTGAGGGAGTCCAAAAGAAAGGCACGGGCGTGGCACCTGTAAAAGATTGCCCCTGCTGCGGTGCTGTTTTGTATGCCAGTGCGCGATTCTGCGATTTCTGTGGCGAGGTGTTCCAAACGGAGGCAAAACAGGCAACCGAGGGCGTACTGCAGGAGATGGCCTACAACAAGCTAAACGGACGATACCTGTACGATATTGCAAAAAACCCTGCCGACCTTTGGGAATTGAAAAGCCGAAAGGGATATAAACAGGCATTTATTGAGCGGGTGCTGTACTTTGCCAACTATAACGAGTTGAAAAGATTTTGGAGGGGCAAAGGCTACACCGAAGGCTACACAAATAGACGAATGAGAGAATTTGCCGAAGGGCAGCCAGTAAAAAATTATTTAGTAAAATTAT